GGAGTTAAAGAATATTGCACACATTTAATTAGGCATCAGATGAAACAAGATGTATTTCTATCAAGTATTTTAGGAAGGGTTGTTGAACTTGAAGCAATGCTTATTAGAAAAGAATATAAAAAAGAAGATAAAAGAACTGTTGACAGGATAAAAAAATTCTTTCATATTTAGAAAAAAGAAATTCTTATGCCTAAGAAATCCTACGGTAAACCCAAGCCACCAAAAAAGTAGGCAGTGGCTTGGTAGGTTCTAGTTCTCCCCAATTCTAGAGCCTATGCCCCAGAGTGATAAATGGTCTGTGTCATTCTGGGGCTACTTTAAAATGGAATATCGTTGTCTTGACCTTTATATGATGGCGGTATCTCTTTGCGGTTAGCTTGGTAGTCATTATCTGCATCAAAGATACTTACCATTACTGATGAAGAATTTTCTTTACCACTAAAGTCAGGTATCCCTGCAAAATTTATCCATTTATCTAACAGCATAAATTGTTTGCCTTGGTCATTCTCCATGATGACTCCAATGTTCTGCCAGTTTGCTTTGGGATTACCGTCTTTGTCTTTGTATTCTCGTGTCTTCACTGAGAGGTTTTTGATCTTTCGTGCCATAAGGAATTTCCTGTAGTATGCGTATGCGGACAAAGCCACCAAGGTAGTCTGAGTCCATTGTTGATATAACAGTATTGAATCTTTTATCGTTTATGCGTAGTGCATCTGCGAGTCCATCAATACCTGCTTTCATTCTAGCGACTAAGTTGTCTCGGTCATAACTTCGTCTGTCTGGTGGGATAAAGGTCATCTCCAAAACTAACTTCTCAGGTATATCTTCGGTTACGTTTTTAAATTTCTTTAGCTGTTCTTTGGATACACTAAAACAATCTTTTCTATACTGCTTCTTTGCCCTGGCTAACTTAGCCCAGTGTAATCTAGCGTTTGGACTTAGTTCACTGGGTGGCCAACCTAAAACTATTTCAATCATCTAGTCCCTCCAATTCATGTATGCGGTCAACGATTGCTCTGTATTGAACTATGTATGACTGAGGATCTAAATCCTCAAACCTATACTTAACTTGTAGCTCCATTAGCTGTTGCTTGTAGCTCGCAATCTGTAGGATGTTATGTTTCATTGCATTTAACTAAATCTAACTTATAGTTTGGCACGCCATTGCGCTGCTCTGCTGGGACACCCATGACCTTTTCACGTTCCCAAACACCACGCATTTTGCAATAGAGTTCCTCGTCATATTGCGCATCTCGCATATCAGATCTACCTGCAATGCCCATAGCTATGAAGAACACTATTAATAATCCAAGTGTAATCATTGTCCCCCTAAAAGGAATGTAAATGTCAATTCGTTTTTTCATTAGGTTTGCTCCAGTGTTGAATAAGTGTTTCTAGTTCTTTTATGCGAGTCTTTGCTGCTGCGATCTTTTGTTCAGTTGTCATTAATTCCTCCTATAAGAATCCCAGTTAAAACCAATTAATGCACCTCCGTTTTCACGGAGTCTATCCATGACACGCTCGCCAAGGTAGTCTGATAATTGTTCGCTGGGAATATTTGATAATAAAATAGATGGCTTAAGTTTTTCATAGCGTTCATTAAGCACATCAAACAATAATTGTTTTTCAAACTCTGACCCAAACTGCACACCAATTTCATCCAGTATTAATAGATCAGGCGATGCAAATGCATTGATCACATCGCTTTCTGTTTCTTCTTTTGTTCTCCAACTATCCTTAACTCTTCTGATCAGACGTTGCACGGTGACAAATACTGGTGACCGTTGTTGTTGCATGATGCTCAACGCAATGCCTACTGCCAAATGGGTTTTACCTGTACCCACTTTGCCAACAAAGATTGCAGAACGTCCTGTTTTTATTACTCGGTCAAAGTTTTCTGCATACTCTTTTGCAAAAGCTAATGCCTTCTGTTGACCACTTGTCTTCGCTACATAGCTATCTAATGTCCGATCTTTAAATCGTTCTGGAATAGCTGCACTACCTACCTTGGCTATCCATCTACGTTGCTCACGCTCCTGTTCACGTTGTTTATCACGCTCTATTTGTTCCTTCGCTTCAGCATCCTTACGTTCCATCATGCATTTAGGACACTCTGTCCAATGCTCACCAATAAAGTTTGTTGAAGTATAGGCAACATTGTGTTTAGAACAAGTGCGTTCTTCTGTTGGCCTATCCTTGTTGATAAGATTTTCTAAACTCATATCTTTTGTACCCCCTCACTGTAGTTAGTTGTAGCAAAAGATTTTTGTTCTTTAGAAATCCAATCACTTTTAAAACTTCGCCATCCTCTAACCTGACACATGATTAAAGCATCTTCCAAAGTAAGATTAGCTTTTGCTGCTTCAAGTGTTATACCTCCAAGTGCTGTTTCAGTTAATGGTGCTTTGACATTTTTTCTATGTTTTAAAAAATCATCCCACACTTTTTTCTTAACAGAACGAGGACGCTTTAGCGTCTTATTATTATATGTTTCTTGTTTATTGTTTAATGTTTCTTGTTTCTTGTTTGGTTGAACGGTTGTTGAACTAGCGTTAGACCTAGCAAGAGCAGATGCTTTACCTGCTCTAATCGCTGACTGCACCTTGCTTTGATACTTTTGTATTTCTTCGTCAGCCCTTGGATTTGTCCATCCTTTATCAACTTCTAAAACAAAAAACTCTTCCAAAACTACTTTTACTTCTGGTACGTTATCCCTCATGTTAATCTTCCGTGCAACGATTGCCACATCCTCGTTCAACGTCCGTTCATGAAGATAGTAGAGGTCTAGCAATCTTCGGTATGCTAGATCCTCCATATCAGATAAGTGTTTGGTATGGCTTATGTAATCGCCAATATTGAAGGAGTAAAAATGCATTACTCCTCCTTGCGGTAGTTGTTTAAGACTTCTTCTCTGGCCTGTTCTACACCTGCATCATCCATACCAATTGATTCCTTTAACCTTGATAGAGAATCTTTTGGCTCTGATGATTGCCTTGCATTAGGTGTAACGTCTACAAAGTTATCATCATCTACCGCTACAACAGAATTAATTGCATCGTTCTTTGGTAGTCGTTTTGCAATACGATGCATAACAGTTTTCTTTGCCATCTGATCAAACCATTTAACCCAAGGGGAATGTGGAGATGAACTAGCCTTAGAAACTGCACGGCATTTTTCTATTTCTTGCATATTCATCAACTCCATATACTCACCTCCATTAGTTGTTACGGCAATTGCATAAACACATATAGGTTTACCTCTGTCACCAACAATTAATGGCTTGTGTGTAAGTTGTGGTTTAGTTCCTAGCTCATAGTCAAACAAATCATTTTCGTATACAACTTCAGCAGATATTGTTTTAATTAATCCACTGTTATGTAATACCTTAATGATTCCTTCGACCATAGGAATGTATTGAACTGATTGTCCATACTGAACTGCTGCTGCTTCTCTACCATCCAAATACAAACCATCTTTTGCTGCACTCATAAATGTTTGCAACAAACTATTCTTGTCTGCCTGTAACAACTTTGGATTTTTATTTAGCGTTAACTTAAGAACACTGATAAATTTAGATTCATCCATTGTTGGTGGCAAAGCTTCTCTAAATTTGTCTGCCATTTTTTCTAGTGTTCCCTGCATGGCTACAAGTGGTGTGATTGCGGTCATTGTTAAACTCCTTTTGGTTGATTAAAGCGGAACATTCTGTATCCTTTGCGTGGATTCTGGTATGTGCCAACCATTTCTTGGGTGATAAGTTTTCCTTTACTTTCCTTACTCATGCCACAAGAGATCGTTCCATATTTAGAAACTATCTTGGCTGCATTGTTACTTCTTTCTAAAATTTGTGCTTTTATAGTATCTTTTGTTTTACCAAGTGAAACGTACTCTTTGTTGATGGCATAGTAATCATCAACTAGTTTGTCCATCTCCTCGTCTGCTTCAAGAACTGTACCTGCGTCTGCTTGGTTACATAAATTTTTCATTATGTACTGGGCATCTCTGGTGTAGTCAATATCAGGAGGAACGCCTAACTTAATTCGCTCCCAAAAATTTTCTACTTTTCCTTTTAAAAGTTTTCCAATCCTTGGATCTCTTTCACTACGCACAACTTTCATTGTGTTTCCACCAACAAGAGCTACTATGTAACCCAAGTTGTAGCCAGTTATTTCTAACTGATGCTGTAGCTGCAAAGCTATATGCTCTGGCGGTTCAATGCTGTACTCGTCATGTTCAATCCAGTTCTTGCGGTATGCCAACCCATCGACATTTTTTATTTCTAAAATTGCAGGTTCTTTTTCACTTGTGATTTTGTAATCAAAAGAACTACCCATCCTTGTTTCTGGGTTTCGCATATAAACATCAAAAGGTTCAACCGACATCTTGTTTCTCTCGGCAAACTCTAAAGCAATTGAATCTTCTAAACGTCTGCCCCACATCATTCTTTCGTTATCATCAATGTTGATAACTATCTTTTCCCTTTTCTGGTGGAAGAGTTCAAACTCTGTCATGTATGGATTGAGATTAAATAATGCTGATACCTCAGTTGAGGTAACATCTAGCAATCTGTTTTCTAACCACGATTGCTTATCTGTAATTGGATAAGATTTTGTTGTCATAATGGAAGTTCTCCTTGTTGTTGGATTTTTGGTAATGAATAAACAGCATATGATTTGCCGTTATCATCTTTTAAGATCTCGGTCTGTATCTCATGCCCTGCTTCCCTTAAATCATTAATTCGGGCAGCAAGTCTGAAGCATGAGAATTTCTCCAGTGCTTCGATTGGTGTAAGTGATCCCCCACTTTTTAAGAAGTTAAGGATCATTGCACTTTGGGATGTTGTCCTAGTCATAGTTTTTGAAATCGGACAAATTCGTTATCAGGAACAACATTAGATTCCCACTTGGCAACTACTTCGTAATGTCCATAAAGGTTTCTTGAATTAAAGATTTTTGAATTGAAATCTTTTTCGTCTTCAACTGTTCCAGCAAATTTGCGTTGCCTGATGTTGTTTCTATCGAAGACCTTACGGTCTATCTCAGATCTGACTTCATTGAGAATGTCGTATAGAGAATACTCGTCATTTGCGTAGACGGTTATCGTATGTTTTCTCATTTTTTTAATTGGTAATTTTTTTCAAGGTCTATAACTCTTTGAAGTGGTATCGCAGCTACCTGGGGGGTAACACTATTGCCTAATGCCGTAAGTCGGTGTGTCCTATCGGATAACCCATCATCTCCTCTACGAAGGCAGGGTTCAGATACATATTGTCTCCAGTTTGGATTGAGTCGGTGTTCTGTACTTCTCCATGCGTATGGATTTTCGCTGCGATCTCTGTTTCTAGATACTTTTTGTATTCTAGTTTTGCCATCCCCTCGCTCAATTTCATATTCATTCCCTTTGCTGCCCTTGGTGTCGGTAATAGAGAGTTGAATGTTTCTTGAGTCTTTGGATTCACTGCTTCTCTCAGAGTTGCCAGTTGCGTTCTGCCTTTCCTCGAACTCTCCATCTGTCTTTTCAATGCTTCTGGACTCCTTTGTGGAAGATGATCCATTGTTGTCGGAGTCGGTAACATCTCCCGATCTATTACTGCACGAAGAGGAGTCCCTCCCTGTTTGAATTTTGCTTTCCGATCTGGATTGGAAGCCAATGGGGTAGGCAATAAGCCACCATCTATCTCGTTGGTGGCAAGCCCCAACAAAGCTGCTTGGAATACAGCACCACTCGCACTCATATAACCCTGTCTCGTAAATGTCCCTGAGAACAATTCCCAATCCGTTATTAAGGATCGCTGATACGTTCTCCAAGACGAAGTACTTTGGTCGTACCATGCGTATGGTTTTGATGAGTTGGAACCAGAGACCAGACCTTGAAGTTTCCGTGATGCCTTTGCCTTGCCCTGCAACTGAGATGTCTTGGCATGGGAATCCTCCGCATATGACATCGTATTGAAAAGGTTCTGCTGTGAATGTTGTGATGTCATCGTGAATCGGTACTTCTGGCCAATGTTTATTTAGGATCTTTTGGCAGAAAGGTTCTATTTCTATAAATTGTGTAGTCTTAAAACCACCTACCAATCTTTCAGCAGCGTAACTAAAGCCACCTATACCTGCAAAGGTATCTAATAACTTAAGAGTCATTTTCAACCTCACATTCTAATCTTAATTCTTCATCCCAGTCTTCAGAGCTATGCTCAAAATAAGAAAGGCTAGACAAATAGTCTAACCTCTCTAGTTTTTCTTCAATTGTCATTAGTCAAGCTCCTTGATATCTACGACTACAAATTCTTTGTCTGTTAGATACCATTTGTTAGACCAAGTTGTTGCTGTGTTCTTTGCAACTTCATAATTGTCTGTATACCCAAAACCTAATTTCGTATGTTCATGAGTACAACAGACTGCATACTTATGGTTTTTAGTTGATAGGAAACTGTGGGTTTTCCCATTTGGCAATGTGTAACCTAATCTTTTATTCTTAGGATTTTGTGGATTCAAGCCCAACTCTTTATATGCCTGGGCTATATCAGAAGCTGATTTTAGATCTGATATTGGCATCTCCTTAGATTTGCCGTTGTATTCAAAAATAACTGTTGTCATTTGATTTTGTAAATAGAAATTTTAAGGGATCAAATTGAGCATTACCTGCTCATAACCTAGTGTATATGAATGTTGATAATATGTCAACCCATAAGAAAAGAGGGTGGTTAGCCCTCTCACGATTACCCAACTAGTTTTCTAGCTGCGACTCGTACAGACGTTACATCTGTTATTTTTTGTACTAAAGAAATTCGATCCTTTAGATAAAGCTTCACTTTGTCACTATCTAATGTTGTTCTTTCTGATTTAGAAATTGTGACGTTGAACATACTACCTTCTTTGCAATCAATTTTTGATTTGATAGCTTTTTTCTTTAGCTGTTCGTAGTCTCTCATTAGATCGGCCATCTTTGCTTTTAAATGGCCCATAGTGTCCGCATCTTCTGCGGTGAAAGTTGGAAGTTTTGGTCTGCCCATGTTAAATAAGAATTAGTAAGAGGAATAAATAAGGAAATAATGCGAAGCTCATTAATTGTTCTCCAGTAAATCCATCATTTCCTGATACTGCTCTGAACTGTAGGCTCTTATATCGTTAGGAGTGAAATCTTGCCAATCAGTTCCATCAATTCTGAAACTAAGGATTTTTTGATTGCTGCTAGTGCTTTGATCAATAAAATAATCAAACTCACAACCGTCAACTCTTGAAATGAATTTTTTAATAGTGTTCATTGTTTGTTGTTAATTGAATTAGTAAGGGAAACAAATCGCTGACCTAGCGATACCTATACATTGCCATAGTGTAGATAATACGTCAACACATTAGCTTTACATTCTGTTGCGTTTATGTCAATAGTCCTATATATTAGGCTCATGGACACAACTACAAAACAAACTCCTGTTCAAATACTTATTGATGAGTTCGGTGGACTTAGAGCCTTAGCTAGAGCCATTAACCGTGACCCAGCTGCTATTTGTCGTTGGAAGAAATCTGGACTAATTCCTACCTCCATTCAAAAAAAAGTTTTAGAAACTGCCTGGGATAGAGGATATGAATTAACTCCTTACGATGTTATCTTTGGCAGAGATTAATTAACTATTGCCCAAAAGTCAATTATAATATATTCTTTGAGTAATTTATATTCCTTAAATGACCCTTTCTTCTGTTAGACCTAAAACTGTTGTAATAGGAATAACTGAGCAGGGGTATAGAACTGGGTCCTCTCATCATAATTACAATGGTCGCATAACTCAAACTGTTGTAGATGCTTTGAGAGATCTCAATGAAGAAGGAATTAGTTACGGATGTCTCTCAATCATTTTCGGGATTAGCCGTGGCTATATAGCTCAAATCTGTCGTTATGAAAAAAGAGTCAGCTATGCAACTCGCTACAAAACAATCAAAGTTAGGTAGGCCAACTAGTAAGCCTGATCCCATCATTGTTGAAAAGCTTTTAGAACACGTTGCTCATGGAGGAACTGTTAGAGCTTTCTGTAGGCAGAAAGGAATGGTTTCATACAGGACTTTGTATCGGTGGATGTCTCAGGATTCTGAAGAAGGAAAAGAGTTTTTGTCACGCTTCACATATGTAAGCAGGTTTCTCGGTGCTAGAGCTATTGCAGAAGAAGCTTTGGCTCTTGTTGATACTCCTCCTCCTATGATTGGTGAAGGTGAGAACGCAAGGATGGATAATGCTCACGTTAACTGGATGAGAAGTCGTAGTGATTTACGTTTGAAGTTGCTCAGTAAATGGTATCCACAGGAATATGGAGATAAGGTCGGAGTTTCAGCAGAAGGGAATATTAATCTCACGATTTCAACTGGCGTTCCGCAGGAGTGAGAAAGCCATTGATTAAGCTTGATTACACACCTAGAACATGGCAAAAAGAATGCCACCTAAAGAAACAAAGGTTTAGTGTTTACGCTTTGCATAGACGATCAGGGAAGACGGAACTAGCAATAATGGAATTGATTGATAAGGCCATGAAGACAGACAAGGAACTAGCTATGTTTGTCTATGTTGCTCCTTTCTTGCGTCAAGCTAAAGCAATTGCCTGGGCAAGACTAAAGCAAAAGATAGAACCACTGCGTAGGACTTCAGTAATAGATATCAACGAAGGTGAGCTATCGGTAAAGTTTAAACATAATGGAGCGATTATCAGATTGTTCGGTGGAGACAATCCTGATGCCATGCGAGGGTTGCGACTTGATGGAATAGTTTTAGATGAGGTGGCTCAGTTAAAGAATGAATTGTGGTCTGACATAGTCCAGCCAGCCCTTTCAGATAGATTAGGTTGGTCTATCTTTATAGGAACTCCTAGTGGGGTTAACTTGTTTTCTGAGTTGTATTACAAGGCTGTAGAGGAAAGCGATTGGACAGCAGCTAGGTATACAGTATTTGATACGGATTCATTACATCCTGATGAAGTCACTCGTCTTAAGCGTGATATGAGTGAGACTTCATTCGCTAGGGAATATCTATGCGACTTTTCAGCACAAGGTGATGATCAGTTAATAGCATTAGCAGATACCGAAGATGCAGCTAAACGTGTATATCAACAAGACCATGTAAAGCTATCTCCAGTAATCCTAGGAATTGACCCAGCAAGATTCGGAGATGACCGTTCTGTAGTGTTCAGAAGACAAGGGAGACAAGGTTTCAAGCCTATCGTCTACCGAGGTTTAGACAACATGGAACTAGCAGCAAGAGTAGCCAACCTAATCGAGGAACATAATCCTGATGCTGTCTTTTGTGATGCAGGTGCAGGGAGTGGAGTTATTGATAGATTACGGCAACTTTCATATGACGTTATTGAAGTCCCATTCGGTGGTAAAGCAACCAAACCAGAACTATATATCAACCGTAGAACTGAGATGTGGTGGTTAATGAAACAATGGATAGAAGAAGGTGGAGCGATACCTAATGACATAGCCCTTAAACAGGAACTTGCTACTCCCATTTATTGGTACGACAACGTAGGTAGAAGAGTCTTAGAGTCTAAGGATCAGATCAAGAAGAGATTACAAGGTGCAGGGTCACCAGATTTAGCTGATGCATTAGCTCTAACCTTTGCGCTTCCAGTTGCCAAGAAAGTACCCGAAGATATTTATGTCAAAAGACGTAAAGAAGCTACTCAGCAGGTGGATTATGACCCTTACAAAGAAGTCTAACTTCGTTCGGATAGCAGAAGGTCTAGACGTAGAGCCATTGCTCCAATTGTTAGACGATAAACCTGAGTTGTGGAAGGAGATACAGACAAGGCAAAAGTTTACAGGTTCTCCACATAAGGACAGCGAAACTATTTATGTCCGTGGACCTTTGAAGATGAGTCTTTACTACGTCCTTTGGGATACTGGATCTTATGATTATCCGTGCATGGAGTACTTAAAACCTGCCTTAGTTCCATTGATGCAACCAATATTAAAGCAGCTAGGAGTTGAAGACATGGGTAGGGTTCTTATTGTTAACCTCAAGCCTAGTGGTCATGTAACTAAACATAACGATCAGGGAACATATGCAGATCACTACTCAAGGTTTCATTTAGTGTTGCGAAGTAATCAATGGTGTAGCCAAACTTGCGGAGATCAGCAACAAAAGTTCGAGGTGGGCGAGGTCTGGTGGTTTAACCATAAGAAGCTGCACACAGCAGACAATGTTGGCATGACTGACAGAGTGCATATAATATTTGATTGTGTAACTAAATATCCTTTATGCCCAGTGTGACCGTAACTCCTGACAGTAAAGCTACTGTTAACGAAAGTAGAACACCTAAACGAACCATCGAGCTTGCAACGCTTGCTGATTGGAAGGCGAAGGCATCACCATTATTTCAAGAGCATTACGATGAGATTGCTCGCAACAAGAATGTAATGGTATTAAATGTGAACTGGCCTTTATATGAATCACTTGCGGAAGCAGATTCATTATTTGTGCATTTAGCAATGCAAGATGGTGTATGTATTGGCTATTCTATGAACTTCGTTAGCTATCACTTTCACTATGCTGACCTAAAGGTTACTCAGAATGACGTTTTATTTGTTAAAAAGGAATTCAGAAGTGGTCGATTAGGTTTAAGTCTTATAAAGGCTACCGAGGAACACGCCAAGTCTATTGGATGCAAACTCATGTTATGGCACGCTAAAGAAAACACGGCTTTAGAAAAATTGCTACCAAGACTAAAGTATGGTGTTCAAGAAATCATTTATTCCAAGGAGATTTAGAAAATGGTAGTTTCAGCAATAGCAGCAGCAGCGGCAGCAGCAGCGTTAGCAGCACAGCGAAGGGCGCAAAGAGAACAGCAGAGACTTGCTCGTGAAGGTTTAGAAATGCAAAAGCAAGCTAATGAAGAGACAAAGCAGAGAGCTAAAGAAGCCAAGGATCGTGCTGACATTGAAACGAATAAAGCCAATAGAAAAAAGGCTGACGTTAGTGCTATACAATCAAAAGAAGAACAGTCAGCAATGACAGGACCTGCTGGAACGATGCTTACTGGAACTGAAGGTGTTGAACTAGACGAGAAAAACCTTGGTGGGAACACTTTATTAGGTAGTTAAACAATGAAAACAAAACGTGCTGATCTATTAACAAGGTGGGGTCACCTCAGATCTGAGAGAGCGACATGGTGGTCGCATTGGCAAGAAGTGACAACCTACTTGTTACCTAGAAATGGACGTTATTTTGAACAAGATAGGAATAAAGGTCATAGGAGACATAATTCGATATACGACAACACAGGAACAAGAGCGTTAAGAACACTAGGTGCTGGCATGATGGCAGGTGCGACATCCCCTGCAAGACCTTGGTTTAGGCTTGGAACAGCAGATCCAGAATTAAATGATTATACACCTGTAAAGATGTGGCTACATGACGTTACTGAACGTATGCAGTTGGTGTTTCAAAGATCTAATACATATAGAACATTACATGGAATTTATGAAGAACTGGGAGCATTTGGTACGGCAGGTTCTATTATCCTCCCTGATCCTAAAACAGCTATACATCACTACCCTATAACGATTGGAGAGTATGCAATTGCTACTGATTATCAGGGAAGAGTTAATACTTTGTATAGAGAATTCCAGAAAACAGTGGGGGAAGTGGTAAGAGAGTTTGGATATAACAAATGTTCAACGTCCGTTAAGAATCTGTTTGACAGAGGTTCATTAGATCAGTGGATTACGATAGTTCATGCGATAGAACCAAGGGATGATAGGGAGCGTGACTTCAAAAAGAAGGACAATATGAACATGGCTTATAAGTCTTGTTACTTTGAGATCGGTGGAGATGGTGAGGATGTTCTTAGAGAGAGTGGATTTAGAGATTTCCCTGCTGTAGTTCCTAGATGGGGTATTGCTGGCGGTGATGTTTATGGAAATTCTCCTGGGATGGAGTCATTAGGTGATATCAAACAGCTACAACATGAACAATTGCGTAAGGCACAAGGCATTGATTACCAAACAAAACCACCGTTACAAGTCCCTAGTTATCTAAAGAATAGAGATGTAGATAGTTTGCCTGGTGGAGTTACATTTATTGATGGAGCGCAAGGCAAGATAGAGACAGCATTTAATGTAAATCTAAACCTACAACACTTGTTAATGGACATACAAGATGTTCGTGGTCGTATAAATAGTAGTTTCTATGCTGATTTGTTCTTAATGTTGGCTAATGCTACTGATACAAGGATGACAGCAACGGAAGTAGCAGAACGTCATGAGGAAAAACTATTAATGTTAGGTCCAGTATTGGAGAGATTACATAACGAATTACTAGATCCATTGATAGATAATACGTTTAACAGGATGGTTGAAAGTGGATTAGTACCACCTGCCCCAGAGGAATTGCAAGGAATGGACTTAAGTGTTGAGTTTGTTTCAATGTTAGCTCAAGCACAACGTGCAATTGGTACAAATAGTGTTGATAGATATGTCAATAACTTAGGAATGGTTGCTCAAATGAAGCCAGATGTACTTGATAAGTTTGATTCTGATGCATGGGCTGATGGATATGCCGATATGTTGGGAGTTGATCCATCGTTAATAGTTGCAGGTGAAAGAGTAGCTAAGATTCGTCAGGATAGGGCGAAGGCACAACAACAAATGGCAAAAGCAGAAGCAGAACAACGTGCAGTTGAGAATATGACTAAGTTGAATAATTCTAAGACTGGTGATCCATCTCTGATGGATATGATGAACCAGTATAGCGGTTACAATTCACCATCACCATTGGAGGTATAAATGGATTTAATTGATTTAAAGAAAGACCCACAGCCCATCGACAGCAACGAAATGTATGACGAACCAATGTATAGCTATGGTTTGTGCATAAATCTAGGAAGGGAGGAGTTAGAAAAGTTAGGTATAGAGAAATTACCAGAAGCTGGTAGTGAAATGATGATTAAGGCTATTACTTACGTCAAGACTGTTAGGGAAAGTAAGGAAAAAGACGGAGTTGAACAGAATGTAGAGCTACAGATATGTGCAATGGGGATAGAACCTTTTGATAAAAGTAGGGATCAGGCAAAAGGGTTGTATGAAACCAAACCAAAACCTGCACCAAAGGCAACACCTACTGCCAAAACTTTCACTTATTTAGCATAGGAGATCATTATGTCATTTGGTAAAGCACTACAAGGTTTTCATGATAAAAACAGAAAAAGGAAGGGTACAAAACCTGGAGAGGTTGGATTAGATATTGAAGACAGAGCTAGAAGAGCAGAAGAAGAGAAGAAAAAGAAAAAGTCAAAAATGGAACAGTTTGCCGATAAATTATATGGGGGTAATAGTTGATGCTAGGCTCTAATCGACAAAGAAAGAAAAAAGGGAAGAAATCTGACGATCTTGGAATAGATGTCGAAGGATGGTATGACAAACCCAAGGAACCTAAATGGGAATATCATTTCAAGGAGAATCCAGATGCTGGCAATCCGTTGCTTGGAGAACTTCGAGAGTTTGAAGAAGACGATGAAGTTATTACAAGGGAAGAAAGGACTAAGATAACAAATTACAAAGCGTTAGATGCATCAGGTATGCTTTCAGATGAAGCTAGAAAAGAAATGGAAAAGCTTAGAAAACTTTACCCCTCGATGTTTTAGTAGGGTGTGACCGTAACACAGCTATGACTAGATATATTAGAGCATGAGTGAATACAATCCTCTCGATTTAAAAGGTCAACAGAAAACCAAAGACAATAAAAAGTCTGAGGAAAGAATTGACCGCCAAAATGAAGAGTCGGATATTAAATGGCTCATGAGCAGCAAGAGGGGTCGCAGATTAATCTGGAGACTTCTGGAGCGAGCAGGTGTTTTCCGATCATCGTTCAACACTAACGCAATGGCAATGTCATTTAGCGAAGGTAACAGAAACTATGGTTTGCAAATACTAAACTTGATTCACACTCTCTGCCCAGAGTTATACCCGACAATGATTAAGGAGCAAAAAAATGTCAGAAACGCTGATGACGGAAGCCGACCAAACCAATGAAGGCAGCACACAGCAACCAGTAGAAGAATCCCAAACTGAGCAATCAGTTGAAGCAACTAATACTGAAGACACACAGCAGCAAGCTGAAACTGTACAGGAACAACAAGATTCGGATGAATCCACTGTTGAAAGTGAAACTAGCGAACAGGAAGCCACTAAAGAGGGCGCACCTGAGACATACGAGT